GTGCATCGCCCACGTCGTCAAAGATCAGGTAAATGCGGCAGGGGTTGAGCGGCTGCTGGGAACCACGGCGGCGGCAGACGGGCAAGACGTGCGCGGGTCAATTCCGCAAGACCCGGGCTCTGCTGGTAAATCATGGTCTTTGCATTTGCTAAAACATGCGTTAATGGGTTATAGTTACACCGCAAGCCCTGAGACGGGCGACAAGGAAACGCGTGCAATGCCGCTGGCGGCACAGGTCGAGGCCGGAAACGTGGACATTGTGGCAGGCGATTGGAACAGTGATTTATTGGACGAGGCGTCAACATTCCCGATGGGTAAATTCAAAGATCAGATTGACGCTGCGACCCGCGCGTTTGACATGATCGTGGCCCCTCGCGCATCAGCCGGTATATTCCTGCGAAAGAAAAACCGATGAACCTTATGAACGCAGCCCGCCGAATTGAAGCGATGTTTCCGGGGTATTTCCAGAACGCCAAACACGACCACAATAAAGATTTTGGCTATCCCGATCATGTTGATTTTGACGCAGCGTACCAGCGATATTTGCGCAACGGCATAGCGTTCGCTGGCATTGAGCAGACAATTCTTAAGACGTGGCAGGACAATCCCGAACTGTGGGAAAATAAGGACGCCAAAGAAACATACGCCGAGAGTGAAATCCGGCAAAAGTTTGACGATTTGCGTCTGTGGCAGAAGTTGGCCGAGGCAGACCGCCGCTCGATGGTAGGCGGTTATTCCGGTCTGATCCTGCGCTATGCCGACGACAAAAGGTTCATCGAGCCGGTTGATATAGTACCGGGCGGGATTGATGGCTTGGTCGACGTCATTCCGGCGTGGGCTGGTCAGTTGACCGTATCTTCATGGGATACTGACGAGATGTCGCCGACTTATGGCGAGCCAACGATGTTCGGGTTTAATGAATCTGCGGTTGGTGACAACGATGACCGCCAAGCCAAAAACCGCAGCTTTGAAGTGCATCCTGACCGCGTGTTGATCTGGTCAAAAGACGGAACAGTCCATAATCGCTCCATACTTGAACCGGGATTCAATAACCTGATCGACATGGAAAAGATCAGCGGCGCGGGCGGTGAGGGCTTTTGGAAAAACGCTAAAAGCGCGCCAGTCATGGAAACCGACGCGGATGTATCAATCGCAGACATGGCAAAAGGTATGGGCGTCGGCGTTGACGAAATGGCCGACAAAATGAACGAACAGGTTAAGGACTTCAACAAAGGCTTTGACGCAATGTTGATGTTGCAGGGCATGAAGGCCAAGACGCTGGGCGTTACCCTGCCGCAACCTGAAGAATTTTTTAATGTGGCGTTGCAGGGCTTTGCAGCGTCAATTGGTATTCCGCTCAAGATTCTGGTCGGGTCACAGTCGGGTGAGCGTGCCAGCACTGAGGACGCCGACGAATGGTCTCGGACCAACATGGCACGGCGGACCAATACAGCACGCCCCACAATCATGGCACTGGTTAAAAAACTTGAGATTGTTCGCGTTTTACCTGAACAGGATTGGCACGTTTATTGGTCGGACCTGACCGAGGCCAGCATGGGCTTGAAAATAGATCGCGCCGACAAAATGGCAGCAATTAACCAGAAGTTGCTAGACGAAGTGTATACAGTTGACGAAATTCGTGAAACAACGGGCCACGGCCCGATTGACGAAATAGGAGACCAGTGATGAGCAAGCACGTTCGCGTCAATATCCGCACAATCGCCAACATGGCAGCAATCCGTCGTGAACGGCGCAACGGACGTGACAAAATTGTCGTGCCGTCTGCAACGCTGCCTGACGGCATTGTGATGAACGGTATCAGCTACCCCGCTGAGGAAATCGAAAAAGGGTTTATGTCGCTGAATAACACCTACGCGCCACTAGGACATCCGACAATCAACGGTATGTTTGTAAGCGCATCGGATCCCGAGGGCATCAATATCGGCTGGATTGGCGCGCATAACGAAAACGTGCGACGTGAGAACGGCCGCGTGCTGCTTGATAAAGTTATTGATGTGGCCCGCGCGAATGAAAGCGTTGGTGGCCGGTCGGTTTTGGAAGCTATTGAAAAAGGCACGCCAATTCACACCAGCACAGGGTTGTTTTGCGATCTTGATGCGTCAACAGACGACGCATATGAATTTATTGCCCGTAACATGGATTTTGATCACGACGCGATTCTGCTGGGTGAGGAGGGTGCAGCCACCCCCGAGCAGGGCGTGGGCATGATGGTCAACGCCAATGGTGAACAGACTGAAATTGACATTATCAATTCCGTGTTTGAAGATTTTGAACGCGAAATGGACTGGGCAGCCGACATGGCGCTCAGGGCAGCCGAAAGGCTCGAACGCGTGCCAGTGATGGAACGTATCAAGTCCGCAATTATGGAAGCCGTGCGCGGCTCTGTGCGGGAACCCTCTGCAAACACAGGAGACGCAGATATGGACAAAGTTCAATTCGACGCGCTATCCGCTGAGGTCAAAACCCTCACGGAATCGCAAAAAGACATTGGTGAAACAATTGCCAATGCCGTCACAGCCGCAATGAAGCCGCTGACCGACAATCTGGCAGAAATGCAGGCCAACCAGACGGCAAAAGACAAGGCCGAGTTGGACGGTTATGTTGCCACGATCATCAAGGCCAACATTCTTGACGCCGACGGGGCTGCGGAATTGACCTTGAACGCCGCACGCAAGCTGGCGGCCAACGCCAAGCCCGGAACGGCTGCTGCCCTTAATGGGGCATTTGGCGGCACTGGTCCTGCCGACGACTTCGCAGGTTATGACCTCAACGCCGTCATGGATGGCACAGACAAAAAGGCGGTGAACTAAGATGGCCGGTAACACTATTTTCCGAGGGCCTATTACGCACCAGCCCATTTCGGTCAGCAAGCCCGTCGCAGGTGCTTACATGCCCGGCACGTTTGTGGAAGAAACCGCAACAGAACTTGTCCAGATCACCACGTCGCTGGCCAAGTTGCCGTTGATCCTGTCCACACTGGAATTCAAAGATCAGACGGTCACGACAGCATATGCCGACGAAGATACGGGCATTGCCTTTGCATTGGTTCCGGGCATGGTTGTGCAAGCGAGCCTTGCCGCCGCGACCTACGCTTTGAATGCACCGCTGAAGATTGCTGCGTCCGGTCGGCTGGCTGCTGCAACAACCGCAGGCGATATTGTCATTGCGTTCTTCAGCGACACACCTGGTGCATATAGCGCAGGTGCTCTGGCCGATGTGATAATCGCCAATTCTTACAACGTTCCGGCGGCATAAGGAGGACACCTGATATGCTTCGTTTTACAGATGAACAGCAGGCTTTTGTTCTGGCCAATCGTCGCCAGTTCAACGCTTCGCAAATTGCCATGGCAGAAAACCATGGTCAAACGCTTATCGGCAATGCACTGCCCCTTCCCAAAGATGTTTGGGGCTTGTGGGACCGTGAGGCCGTAGAGGTCCAGCTCACGACACTTCGTGTGTTCAATGACCTGTCGTCCTCTGTGTCCATGCCAATGCCAATCGATAAGTTGGTCCACCACTTCCAAACCGTGTCTGACAGTGGGCAGGTAAACGTCTCGCTGGATGGCCGTTCAAAGGGCCGCACTGACCAGCCTGTATTTGCCTACCACGGCACGCCACTGCCGATCATCGACAGTCCGTTTTCTTATGGCTGGCGTCAAATGGCTGCGGCATCGAAGGAAGGGTTTCAGCTTGACGCTGCGGGCCGGATGAACTCGATGCGCAAGATTGCGGAAAAAGCCGAGAGCCTGATGCTCAACGGCGACACTGACATCGTCGTCGGTGCTGATCCGCTTTACGGGCTGCGCACTCACCCGCGCCGCAACACCCGGACCACAGCTCAGGCGCTGAACGGGGCAACAGGTGCACAATGGTTGGCAACCATCACGGCGACGTTGAAACTGCTTCACGGTGATAACTTCAAATCGCCAGCCACGATCTACCTGAACTTTGACGATTGGTTCTATGCCACATCGACCGAGTTTACGGCGGGTTATCCCAAAACCATTGCGCAGCGCGTGCTGGAATTGGGCGGTTTGCGTGAGGTCATCGACGCAGATAGCATCAACGCTGGCGAAGTCATTGCGATTGTCAAAGATCGGAGCGTCTTGCAGGTGTTGAGCGGTATGCCCATGACGACACGGGCTCAATTCCGCGCGAACCCAGAAGACGATTACAACTTTGTGACCATGGCGGCTGTCGCCTTGGAAATCAAATTTGACGCCAACCAAAACTGTGGCGTTGCGGTTTCGTCCCTCGCGTAACATGATGGGCCGGTATAACCGACCGGCCCATTTCAACCCACGGAGAAACACAGATGGTCGACTTTCCTTTTGCCACATCGAACGCGCCTTACGGCGTCGACGCGCCAGCGCTTGACTATGTGATCTATGACGCGTCAGCCTCTGCTGATGTGACGCTGGTAAAGTCGTGCCGCTCTATCCTGGTCCTGAGCGACGGCAATCTTGCCGTGACAACTCAAGCAGGTGTAGACCCGGGCACGCACGCGGTCGTGGCAGGGATGGTCGTAAGTTGTTGCATCACGCACGTGCTCGCAGCCACCACGTCGGACCTGCTGCTTTACGTTTAACCCACGGAGACATACATGAAAATTCAAATCACAATGAAGGGCGCAGGTGGCCACAATGTTGGCGATGTTGTTGAGATTGATGGAAACGCAATTCCATCATGGGCGATTAACAAATGCCGCGTGGTCGGTAATGCCAAGACCGCAGTGACCAACCCCGCCAAGGGTGCGATGCCCGGCGGACCATCTCTGAAGGGCTAACCAATGACCGCGACCGTCACAGATTGGATCGCATACGCGAGCGCACGAGGGGACACTGTGGCAGATGACGCCGCAAGTGCATCGGCGCTCGTTCGCGCAACGGATCACATCAAATACACTTATTTGAATCGCCTCCTGCCCGGTCTGGATGCAACAACGCTGGTAGTGGTCGATCCTGCGACGTATGAGGCTGCAAAGCGGGAGCTTGCAACGCCCGGTTTCTTTTCGGTCACATACAGCCCGGATCAGCAGAAAACGCTAACTGGCGTGGGCGATATCAAATGGACACCTGTCGCTGGCGGCAAAGGCGGGTTTGAGGCTGCAACGCCCGTCAGCACAATCATTGCCGCAATGTTTGACCCTTACGTCACAGATCGTGATGGACCTTATTTTGAATTTGCCACACTCGGCAGGACGGTAGCGCGATGATAGGTCTCGGACTAGGAATGAATGTAAGCGGGTTTACGCCTGCTTTTGTCTACTCGCCCACCCCGAAGCCAACGCGGAGTTAAGCGCATGATCGGTTTATCCCTAGGGCTATCGCTTGGCCGTGCAAACGGCGGTGGTGTGCCATCCGTCCCGTCAAACGCAATCCGGGACAGGGCGAGTAACGCAATCACTGACCGCGCAGGCGGCTATATCTTAGAGAGGGCTTAACAAATGTCCGATATTTTCGACCTAGTAGACACATGGAACGCAGGCGGCACCACGTTTACTGCGATTAAAATGAACGTCACAGACACTGCGTCAGCTTCCGATAGCCTGTTGCTTGATTTGCAGGTCGGAGGGGTGTCGCTGTTCTCAGCCACGAAGGAGGGTAACGGTTTCTTTAGCGGGACCGTTGAGGGGGACACACTCACCACAAACACAATCGGCAGCGCCGCTGCCCCGTCCATTGGTATTGGAGCGGCAAATGTTGGTCTCTACAGGTCAGGCGACACCCTTTACTACGCAACGTCAGGGTCTGCGAACCGCTTTGGATTTGGAAACAACGGGGTAGAGTTGACCCCTGCTGGCGCCTTAACGTGGTCAGGCACCACATCACAAGCTAACGCAGCGAAAGACCTGATCCTCGCCCGTGATGCTGCGGACACTCTGGCCCTTCGCCGCATAGGTGATAACCCTCAAACATTCAACATCTACAACACCACGGACGGCACGAACAAAGAGTTTCTGTCTATGGGGTGGGGCTCAGACGTGTTCACGATAAGTACAGAATCAGGGGGTACAGGGACGGCACGGGCGCTTGCGCTTTACGCCTCAGCAGTCTCTCTGGATGGACCGGCAGACGGTTCATATACGCTGAAAAGGGGTGGCGTCACGCAAATCACGTCTGGTAGCGCAGGCCCTAGATTTATCTCGTCGCCCTACCCCGGCGCGACGATTGTTGACATTGGCCTCGGTGCCTTTCCATTCCGCGACATTTTCCTCAAGCCGTCTTCATCTTTGACCCCTGCGGCGAATGGCGACTTTTGTATTGAGGCGACCGACAACAGCACTCTAACATTTAAACATAAAGGCTCTGACGGGACCGTGCGAAGCGGAACCATTGCGCTGACCTAAAACTCAAACCAACTAATCATATAATGGGATAATACCATGGAAAACCAATCCATCTCACTCGACCTTAAGCGCCCCGAATTGCAGGCACTTGTTGGCCTGATGGACGCGGGTGTTAAAGCCCTCGGCCTTCAATCGGCCAGTAGCGCCGCTGTCCTGATGGGCAAGATCGAAGCGGCAGTTGCCGATGCAAAAGAAAACGCAACCCCGGTGGAGGAAAAATAAATGGCAAAGATTACAATCTCAGTCACAGGAACAACTGTTGGCGACGTAAGCCGGGAAATGACCATTGGAGGCGATCTTTCCGACGCCCTTCTGGGAGAGTTGGTGACGCGCCACGGCACAGACGAGAATGGTGATGCGCGAACGCCTGTCGCTGCCTGTGAAGCGGCTCTTGACGGGTATCTCACATCGCTCTGGAATATTGCCGTTAAAAAGCTGAGCGGCGCTGCGGCAGAGACTGCGAAAGATGTGGTTGTGTCTGATGCAGGTTCGCCCACTATCACCTCTCCAATTCTGCGGCTGGCATGAGCGGCGCGGATATCACGGCAGACGTTCAGGCAGCCTATGTCGAAGCGGGCATTGCGGCGGGCAACGGCACGGGCGCGCCGATTGTTACGATCAGCCGACCAGGGCAGCCCACGGGCCCGGAATGGAACCCCACACCCGGCGCGCCAGTGGTTCACACATTCACGGCCAAGCCATCCGCCAAG